TTACAAACTACCCGCCTGTTTTGTTGGAGAGTATGCGGAGGCGGATGCCCAGCTTACCCTTGACCTATGGCAAGTATTTAAAATGGAGCTTACCAAGGAAGACTTGTGGCAAGTCTTTGACATGGAGACATCTGTCTTACCTCTTTGTATAGACATGACTTGGAAAGGTGTTCGGGTGGACCTCGACTCTGCCGAAAGACTTAAACAAGACCTTCTTAAAATTGTGAAGCGTATAAAGTCTCAGGTAAAGAAGGAGACCGGTGTCGAGATAGAACTCTGGGCTGCAAACAGTATAGCAAAAGTTTTTGATTATTTAGACGTACCATATGGACGCACTAAAACGGGGCTTCCTAGTTTCACCAAAAACTTCCTGTCAAGCCACGACCACCCTATTGCACAGAAGATTGCCGAGGCCCGAGAATACGACAAGATGGGCAACACTTTCTTATCTAGCATCTTTAGGTATGCCGAGAAGGACCGCATCCACGGACATATAAACCAGTTGCGTTCAGAGGGAGGCGGGACTGTTTCGGGTAGAATAAGTATGTCCAACCCAAACCTACAGCAAATCCCAGCGCGTAACCCGGAGATGTCTAAGAAGATCCGGGGACTGTTTCTACCTGAAGAAGGTGAGCAGTGGGCAAGTATGGACTTTGATCAACAGGAACCAAGGATACTTGTACACTTCGCAAGCCTCACGAATAAAGGACTTAGCGGTTCCGACGACTTTGTAAAAGCGTATAAGGAAAACAATAAAACAGACTTCCATCAGATGGTGGCGGATATTGCTGGTATCCCTAGAAAACAAGCAAAGACTATTAACCTGGGTATCATGTACGGCATGGGGCAGACAAAGCTAGCCGAGCAGTTGGATGTCTCCACGGATCAGGCTAAACGGCTCATGGGCCAATACCACAACGACGTTCCGTTCGTAAAAGAACTTATGGATGCAGTGCAACGGCGTGTGTCGCACCGGGACAAAGGTGGTTTTGTCCGGTCTCTGCTTGGAAGAAAGTGTCGGTTTGATTTATGGGAACCTAATCTATTTGTCTCAGCACGTGCCTTACCAAAAGAAGAAGCTCACTTGGAGTACGGAGACAACATTAAACGAGCCTACACATACAAAGCTTTGAACAGGCTTATTCAGTCCAGCGCAGCCGATCAAACAAAGGCCGCAATGGCGGCGGTGTATAAAGAAAAGAATAAGATACCGTTAGTTCAAATACACGATGAACTTGCCTTTTCCGTGTCCGGAGAAAAAGAAGCTCGTGAGTTGTGTGAGATAATGGAATCCGCTTACAAACTACAGGTCCCAAGCCCGAGCGACATCTCGATTGGACCCAACTGGGGGAACTTGACTAAGTTAGATAAGTCCGATAGTGTCCCAGAGATAAAGGATGATTAAGTAATGAACCCCGAAAAATGGAAGTCAGTTGTTGTGCCGATTGAAAGCTACCGTGTCTTAAAGGACTTGGCTTTGAAAGAACGTCGCACATTATCCGGACAGTTTACCTTGCTTCTTGAGCAGGTCACTGGAAAGAACATCCCCGTTGGGGAAGAAACAAAAGGGAGTAAAAATAAATGACCGCAGTCTTTGCAATAGCCGCGTTTTACGCTTTGGTGTTAGTTGTACAAACATTTTAAATGGGCAAGAGATCAAATTTTGTTCGTAGAGAACGTGATTTTTATCCGACACCTGTAGAAGCAGTAAAACCTCTTATACACCATCTCCCGTATCGGTTCACATATATAGAGCCGTGTTCTGGAGATGGTGCATTAGTAAGGGCTATAGGAAGTTTTGAAGGTGTTTCAAAGGGGGGTAGTTTTTGCCCGATCTTAGAGTATGCCAGCGATGTACACCTACCTTGGCAGGTAACTTCTTTAAAAGATGACGAGAAGTTTAATTGTAATAACGCACTTCATGCGTATCAGAGAGACGTGTTCGACATCGAAAGCGTAGAAGAACACGTAGACTTCTTTATTACCAACCCGCCGTGGAACCGGGATATCTTACACCCTTTAATCAACCACCTCTCGTCCATTCGACCAACCTGGCTTTTGTTTGATGCTGATTGGATGCATACCAAGCAAGCGCAACCTTACCTATCACGATGCACAAAAATAATATCCGTGGGCCGTGTGAAGTGGATCAAGGATAGTAAGTATACAGGTAAGGATAATTGTTGCTGGTATTTTTTTGAAGACGTGCCTGAACATAGCGGTCCTCAAGTATCCGTAGACTTCTACGGAAGATTCGTATAAAATTTTTATGTTCTCCCTACAGCGGTTTGTTGACTCCTTCCGCTGAACCTTGGTGGTGGGTTCAGTTCTCCTGTCCCACCACCTCCCTTCACTCAATAAAAATGAGATCTCGTTAAATTAGTTGACGTGTCTTTTTTTTAGGTCTAGGCTTATGGGACTAATCACATACAAAGGAGTCTTAGATATGTTTGTAGGAGCAAGTTACGTCAGAACCGAAAAAGAAGGAACCTGTTTTGGTTTTGACCGCATAACGATCATGGAAAGAGTTCTTTCGCACACAACGGAGCGGAAGAGAAAAGACGAAGACTATAATAAAATAACAGTCACCGGATGCTATTACACTGTTCATTGCTTGGTAACATCAGACGTAACCAATGAAATTGTAGTCGTAGATTCTTGGGAAATTAGTGAAGATGAACTATCTCAGGAGATTTGTAGCGGTTATTATAAACTAGTCCTAGATAAGGACCCATCGTTATGAACGATTTAGAAAGGTTCATGCAAAACATGGCGTGGGTACATCAAAAGATTTCCGCTACCGACCCTGCGGGGTACGAGTTGAAGGAAACACGGACCATGGACCACGGTTCAAAGACTAAACTTATTGGAATCGATAGAACCAAGGAAGAGATCGATGCCCACTAGAGATCGTCGTTGCCTCACATGCGGAGGACTAGACGAGTTTATTTTTGAACTTGGCAATGAAATTATATTTTATTGTGACACATGTAAAAAAGAGACATCTTCAAATGGTTCTGAACTCATTGGTCCGGAACAGAGGATGCAGGAAAAATTAGGAGAGTAAAATGGATGTTGAAAACGATTTCGAATCAGATTGCAACGTGCCCCCTTCTGAAAGCTATAAAAAAGGGTATATTGAAGCCGTTTCCGAGTTTTTAGAGCACTCTTTTTGTCTAGACGAGGCACTCCACGTTTTTTGTATTGATCCTCCAGAGGGTGATTTTCAGGAGGGCTACCGAGATGCTCTTCTCTCAATTCGTAAATATGGGTTTCCAGTACATCACGTCGGTAATGTGGTGTACGTTGGGTGGCAGACTCTAAACGAAAAAGGGGCTGTCAATGATTTATAAATCCCCCCTCCGTTGGTTACTTAGAAAACTAGGGTTCCGCCGAACTTTCGGCGGGACTTTGGTTAATGTTAGGTATTGGTCAGTCAAAAAATGAAGCCGGATATTTTTTTTAGGGTGTTCTTTTTAGCTTTTTGTATAATTGCAGCAGCCCTATTTCTTTACCAAGAAACGGAAGTACACTGGAGGGAGTGCGGATACCCTTGCTTTCCTCAAGATACAGCTTCGAGGAGCTTCATAGATGGATATCGTTAAAATAGTTGACGAGTTGCGTCAAGAACAGGGCCTGAAGTGGCGTCACCTAGCCGACAAGGCTAACGTCTCCGAACCCACCTTATTTAATTGGCGGCGCGGTCTTAGCGCACCCACTCTCTCACGGGTCGAGATGGTGCTCGACGCACTCGGTTACGAGATCGAAGTGGTACTAAAGCAATGATGATTTCAGCAATAGCTTGTATGGCGGTAGCCGTATACTTCGAGGCGCGTGGGGAACCTTTAATTGGGCGAGCAGCGGTGGCTCATGTTATTTTTAACCGTGTGATTGATGATAGATACCCCAACGACGTTTGTGATGTCATCCAACAAGGTAAGTTGGGAGACAATACCACAAAAATAAAACTTAATGAATGCCAGTTTAGCTTCTTTTGCGACGGTAAATCTGACAACCCTACCGATGTACAGGCATACATGGAGGCAGTAGAACTGTCTCAATTAGTATTCAACACATCGTTCTACGACCCGACTGAAGGTGCAACGCACTATCATTCGGTAAAAGTGTCCCCAGATTGGGCGTTACAAATGACAAAAGTAGTGCAGATCAACGACCACATTTTTTATAGATGGGAAATAGACTGATGGAATGTATGGATTGCAGCGCGAGACTTATACATGGCGGCGACCACGACACAGAAGATGGAGAGGGTTTTCTTATCGTCTCAAATTTATCGTGTCCTCAATGCGGGAATATGTATTTGGTGTACAGAGGTATGAAAGAGGATGGTAATAAAGACAGCCATAGCAATTTTTAAAAGGACTTTGGAGATGAACGATGAGTGATTTAGTAGAACGGCTGCTTGACTGCTCTATCTGCGCTGAAGGTGGAGAGGCTATATGTGGAGAGGCAGCAGACCACATAGCCGAGCTTGAACATGACCTTGGAGAAAGCCGCAACGAGCAAAAGCTGTCAGAGGGATGGCGAACAGCGTGGGCGAAACGGGCGGTTGAATTGGAAGGCGTGAACGAGAAGCTGATCGAGGTTCTTCACAAATGCACACTTCACCTTGAGCAAGAGGCCGAAGCTGAGTTCGTGGATGAACGCTGGCAGGGGAATGACGCGATGATGTTGTGCAATGAGATCGACGAGTTGTTCGCATCACAGCCCTTACCACCAGCAAATGCCGATGTTTATAGGAAGGATATGAACGATGATTAAAGAATTTAAAGAGTGGTCTAAACTTATAGCTATGTGTGTAGTGGGTCTTACTCTTATCGGTATCGCTATTGCATGGGAGTTTGGCAAGGTGATTGCCGTATGGAAATGGATTTTATCGTGAGAGGAAACGGATAAATGACATGGTTTTGGACATCAAAATTAACGCACCTCTTGCGGAGGAGCCTGGGACGAATAGACAGTTGGTTGTGGTTAAAACAGACCATGGCTCTAAAAGCAAAGGCCCAGAGAACGTCTACGCGGTATACAGTAGACTAATTGAATCATCACAAACGACATGGAGAAGTAACAATGACAAATATGAATACATGGGTTCACCCAAAAACCAATGAAACGCGGATATATCTAAATCTGCCGCTTGGTTTCAAAGGAATTAAAGTATTTGCCCATGAAATAGATGGTGGTGTATACGAGGTAAGGGGTTGGTACGACGACGCCTCACAAATACCTAAAGAACACCAAAATGCAGGAAAGTGCTGGGCAATCAACATGTTTATGCAGAACCTAGAAAATGTAAAAGCACCTTCTGAATGTGTGGAGAAATGGGAACCCTTGTTGAAGTTCGTTGAGAGTTCAGCATTAGAGGCCAAAGCACAAACGACAGCGTCATAAAATCCTGTCGAGCGAGTATAAACGCGGTCAGGCCAGCAAACGACTAAAAATTAAGACGCTGGCGGGTTGGCGGGGCACCCTCACGAGAAGCCTCCGCACCATCGCACCACGAAGCTTAAAAAATCTTAGAGCATGAAGTATTAAATTGCGCTAATATACAACATGGCTAAACACCAATTTCACGGTAGGATATGTGAGACAATATTAACCGAATACTTTTTACGGTTAAACTACTACGTATATACCCCCCTCGCTGCCAACGGACCAATAGACTTGATAGCAGTCCACAAGGTAACACATAAAACCATACTGCTAGACGCTAAGAAGGACCGAATAAGGCACCAAAAAAATCGGGTGTCGCCCACAAGAGTTCACCGAACACGATCCGAGGTACAGAAGAAATTAGGGGTGCGGATTGCATACGTCGATTTCGATACACGAGAGGTTTACATAGTACCTCCGATTAAATAATGGTTCGGGGGGCGTGTGGAACGTATAAGGGTTCTCGGACCAAGGACCACGTTACATGTTGTGTACCGCTGTACCACTATAGTAGCAATTCTATGAATTCAAAAAAAATAAAGTCCCGAGTTTTTAGACGGTACAGGTGGTACAGGTGGTACAGTCTGCTAACCATATCTTATATAAGGGTTTTTCGGGTATGTCGCCGTAACACCTCTGTACACGCCAAATCTCGGTCATGTGACAGAGTCTTAGTTAAAGTAAGTGATTTATGACTTTATTTAGTTGATAATACCTGTAATTAACTGTTTCAGTAAAATCCCATATCACTTTAGAAGGTGTTCTTAAAGTAAAGTGGTGGGACAGTGGTGGTACAGCGTTGTTTTCAAAGAATAAAGACCTTTTGGAGAGTGTAAATGCCGAATTCTAACGTACCGGGCCAAATAAGTGATGGTACAGCTAAAAAAGTCGTTAACAGAGGCCCAAATAGAAAACTTACGAGAAGACAAGAGAAGTTTGTTAAAGAACTCGTAAGTAACGATGGACTGATAACGATGCGGGAGGCCGCTATCCGTGCTGGATATCCCGCAGCATCTGCTCACACCAGAGCATATGAATTAACAAGCCAAAATATCTGTCCTCATGTTGTAGCAGAAATATCTCGGTATCGAGACGAGTTAGACGAGATGTATGCTGTCGGATATAAAAAACATGTACGTGATCTACAGAAGATACGCGACATGGCTTTGGAAAATGGAGCTTACTCCGCCGCCGTTCAGGCAGAATATAGACGCGGTCAGGCTCAAGGTGACATATATGTAAGTAAGTCTGAAATAAGAACAGGCTCTATAGATCAAATGAGTAGAGAGGATGTAGAACGTGAACTCGACCGAATTAGAGACTCTTTTGAACCAATCATCGACATCACGCCCATCGAAGTCGAAGAACAAGATTCCAAGAGAAGCACTAAAAAATCGGGAAGCGGGACTGTGGCGTCTAATAAGCGACGGCCTAAAGAAAAGCGAGCGAAGAATTGAAACAACTAGACTCGAAAGTTGGGCGTTACCCGGAGTCCCTGACGTGCTTCTATGTTCGGAAGGTGGTGTCTTTAGCTTCCTCGAACTTAAAGTCTCAAAGGGACGATCTGATAAAGTCAGTCTATCCCCACACCAGTGTTCTTGGCTTACTCGGCATTCCCTCGGGCCTTGTTTTATTGTTGTTCGCGACAGTAGCTTGGATATTCGTGTCTTTAGTGGCTCCGATGCTGTTGAGCTTCGCATGGATGGCCTTGCGTCTGTATCACCTTTGGCCGTCTTTGAAGAACCGTATAATTGGAAGTCTTTTTTTCTATTGACTAGCCCTGCGGGATGACCTAGGACTAATCCTATACTAAACATGTTACACAACACTTTTTAAATTGGAGTTAAAAATGGATGAGCAAAAAGAAAAGCTTTGGGTCTTTGATACTCAGAACTATCTAGAGGTTTACGCGCCGACTTTAGTGGAGGCTTATAAAGAGGTTAATGAGATAGAGAGAGAGACCGGTCTTGATTTTATCCAAGCCTGCGATTGGGAACGTTACCAAGAAGAGCATGGAGCAGCAAAAAATGGATGATGAAGATGGTTGGGCGAATTGTTTTATCCAAAAATTAATCGACAAACTATATGTCTGGTTAGGTGGCGAGCCATGATCTGTCTTAAATGTCACGGCAACGGTTATTGGATAGAAAAGCTTCGAGTGTTACGCCAAGTGCGTCAGTGCGAGATATGCAATAGTTCAGGAGAAGTGAAGGAGTCAAAAGATGCGAAAATTAACAAGAGTTGAGCAGATAAATGCGGACGCTTTAAGTGGCGCGGCATTGTTTCACGTTACGTCAACCATTTTAAATAAAAGCATACAAGATTGTAACGCCAGCATCCGCGACCTTATGAAGCGCGAGGGCATTCTTGATTATGATGACCTAAAGGCGGGCGACAAAGTAACCCTTAAAGGCGTATATAGTGATGGTACAGAAGCGACCATTTCCGCTTATCGTGCGAAGACTCGTGGCGACAAGCGAATCTGGTTTAATGGATTAAAAAACCACGCTGAAGCTGGCGACGTTATGGCGCTCGTTATACGAGGCGGTAAAATGGTTATACAAAATATAACCAAGGGCGTTGCAATGGCTGTATTTTTAATTAATCCCCTAGAAAATATTGTGCGAAACACTTTTTAGATGCGTTGACTCCGCACGGAATCAGGCCCGGTTTATGCCGGGTCTTTTTTTGCTTGTTTATATAAGATTAATCCCATATCATACGACTCCTTAAACCATGACAGGAGTCAGACTAATGACTGAATATGAATTAATTGAGCAACATTTTGCAGATTGCAGCCCGGTTGGCGGTGGTCTTATCCGTTCGGATATTGTGCACGTTACGTTTGACCGCTTCGAAGCTTTATCATTGCGGGACACGTTGAAGCGTAAAGATAAGCTTGTGAACTTTCATGTTATCCGTGATGAGGATTAAAACAATGATCAACAACATTGAAACAATGCGCAAAGCATTAAAAGGTAACAATCCACAATTCGCAGGCGTCGTGTTATATGACGGCCCGTCCAAAATTGATGGCAAGCCAATTATTGCAATTGCTTGTCGTATCATGGAGTCCAGCGAAAACGATAAAACGGGTGCAATGGTCCAGACGTTTATTATGCGTAAAGATATCGCACCACACGAAGCTTTAAAAACGGGTGAGGATTCCAGCGTTTGCGGGGATTGTGCGTTGCGTCCTATTAATAAGGGTGCCACGCGTTGTTATGTCCGCGTATACCAAGCGCCGCTTTCAGTTTGGGGAGCATTCCACCGGGACCGATACGCCACACCGGGCGTCGATTTTGATGCCGCGTTATTACCCGAGCTGTTCGCTGGTTTATCCTTTCGCATAGGATCTTATGGGGATCCCGCCGCGATTCCTGCGAAGGTGTGGAGATCCGCAACGAGCCGCGTAAATAATCGAACCGGTTACACGCACCAGTGGCGTAAAAGAATCGGCGCTGGTCTTAAAAATTTATGCATGGCAAGCGCGGACAATCCAGCGGACGTTGCAAGTGCAAGCGCCAAGGGGTGGCGCACATTCAGAGTCCGTAAACATGACGCGCCGACTCTTAAAACGGAGTCCATATGTCCGGCAAGTAAAGAGGGCGGAAAAAGAGTCCAATGCGACACTTGCGGTCTATGCCAAGGCGCAACAATTGCAGCTCGCAATATTGTTATTGCGGACCATGGATTGATGGACTCGCGCCGTCGTGCCTAGGAATTTATATATAGACAAGGTGGGATAAGTCTTATACTGTTATATAGCCCTTGGCATTGTGTCGCGGGCCTTAAAAAAACGGAGTCAATTAAATGTCTACACTATTATACAGCTCAAGCACGGATATCAAAGTAGAGCGCGAGTACTTGGCAAACTTGCAAACACCGGCCCCAATGGGATCACGACACGCACCCTATCCCTTTCACTCGTTCGCGACTGATACAGTCAACGCGATTCAAAACGCGGGTTTCACGATTGAAAAAGAGGACTATGCGATCACCAAGGATGAAAAGCGGCTGTTCGGTCTCTTGAATATATCCCGTCCGGTCGCACCCGTTCGGCAAGATTTTGGAATGCCAGCCTTGCACGAATCTAAGTGGAACCTGCTTGTCGGGTTGCGCGGCGCTCACGATCAGAGCGTGAGTCGGGGCCTTGCAATCGGCTCTCAAGTCATGGTCTGTTCGAATCTTTGTTTTCATGGAAATCTAGGAAATTGGCAATCCAAACAAACTACCAATATCTCACATAGGATTCCTGATATGGTGGCGGACGCGGTCAGTGGTCTGGGCCGGGCAGGTGAAAAGCTTACTGTTGATTTTGATGACTTCAATCGTCATCAGATCACCCGTGAAACCGGAGATGAAATCCTGCTAGATGTTTTCCGGTCCGGTGGCTTTTCCTCTAGCCAGCTTGGACGGGCAATTGATGATTGGGATGAATGTTCTATAGAAGAGCATACCGCCAATGGCCGGAATCTTTGGTGGTTATTCAATAGCGCGACTCATGCTTTGAAGCCGACGGGCGCGAATAGCAATCACGGTGACCTGCAACACCGCTCGACAATCGTGTACAATAAGTTGTTATCCGGGGGCCGTCGTTTGTTAGCCGCTTAATAAAAAACCAACAACAAATTGACCTCGTCCGGTTCAGATCGGGCGGGGTTTTTTTGTGCTCGTTTGTCCAGGCGGATTCTTTTCCCGGGTCATAATTCGCCCTGGCTAACCTTTCAGTTGTTAACAGTGAATCACGCGCCGGGGCCTCGGGATGCTGACGCATGAAACTTCTGGGCGTGGTCCGTGGTCCGTGGTCCGTGGTCCGTGCCCGGGTGCGATGTTCGCCCGGATCGCCTGCCCGATGTTCGCCTGCCCGGGTGCGATGTTCGCCCGGATCGCCTGCCCGATGTTCGCCCGGATCGCCTGCCCGATGTTCGCCTGCCCGGATCGCCTGCCCGGTGGCAATGTTCGCCCGGATCGCCTGCCCGGTGTCGCCTGCCCGGTGGCAATGTTCGCCCGGATCGCCTGCCCG